AGAAATGCAACATGAGGATTATGATCCTCATCTATCACTAGCTCTTCTAGCTGGTGAAGTGACACAGAAACAAGTGGATGACTATATCTCTGGTAAGGATAAATCTATCAAGAAGATTAGGCATACATTCAAACAGGGAAACTACGCATGTCAATATGGTGCTGGACCTCCAAGACTTGCCCTCACTGCTGATATTTCAGTGAAGGAGGCAGAGAAGGTTCATAAGACATATTGGGAAAAGAATTGGGCAATTAAGGAAGTTGCCAAGCATCAGGAAATAGTTACTATCAGCGGACAGATGTGGTTGAAGAATCCGATTAATGGTTTTTTTTACTCCTTGCGTTCTGAGAAAGATATTTTCTCCACACTTGTTCAGGGTAGTGCTTCCTATGTATTTGATAGGTGGGTGCAAATATTCCGTCAGAAACGGTCACAGCTCACCGCACAGTTCCATGACGAGGTGGTCCTGTGTCTCCGTAAGGGTAATCGAGAGAAGGCCATCCAGCTCCTCCGTGGGGCGATTAAGGAACTAAACGAAGAATTGCAACTCAATCGTGAATTGGATATTGATATTCAGTTTGGAGATAGGTACAGTGACATTCATTAATTATCAGAATATAAATGAGGTGCCTATTTATAGGTTTCCAGTGGTTAATTTTGACCACCCTCAGATTAAAATGATCGTTGAAGCTTATACCAAACGTGGTATGGGTATCGGAATTAATTACGGCAAGAATTTGGAGAAAAACTAATGGGTTTGAACGCTAAGAAGAAAGAATTTAATGGTGGTGGTAAGAAGGCTGATCCGATTGATGCAGGTGCTTATCCCGCTCGACTGGTACAGATTATCGACCTCGGTGTACAGGAACAGCAGCCTTTCAAGGGCGAGCCTAAGCCTCCTGCGCAGGAACTGATGACCACATATGAACTCGTAGATGAGTTTATGAAGGATGAAGATGGTGAAGATATTGAAGATAAGCCACGTTGGCAGTCTGAGACATTTGTTCTCCACAACCTTGCCTCAGATATGGCAAAATCTACTAAACGTTACACCGCTCTTGATCCTAATCTTGAGCATGACGGTGATTGGACTGAGCTTGTTGGCTCCCCTGTAATGGTCACTATCACTAAGGATCAGGGTAAGGGTAAGAACGCTGATAAGGTGTATAACAACATCTCTGGCACTTCCTCTATGCGAGCTAAGGAAGCTGCAAAGCTGCCTGAACTTAAGAACCCTGCTAAGATTTTCGATCAGTCGGATATTTCCACTGTTGACATTTTCTTTACACTTCCTCAGTGGATTCAGGACAAGATCAAGTCTGGTCTTGAGTTTGAAGGCTCTGAAATGGAATACGCTATCAACAACTATAAGCAGAAGGACTCTGACGAAGATGCCAAGCAGAAAGGCAAAGGCCGGGCTAAGAAGCAGGAGAAGGCTGCTGAACCCGATGATAGTGACGAAGGCGATGTCGGAAACGAAAAAGCAGACAACGGAGAAGACTGGTAATGAATGAGAAAGACTTAATCAAGGGCCTAGATTTTGTAACATGCGTTAATGGTAACTTTGAAGAATATGGTGTATCGGAGGGTCAGCTTGCTTTTGTAGCTGGCCACCGTTCCCTTCCTATAAATGAGGATGATCCCTATCTTCAACGTATCCATTTTCTAATTCATCCTCTCAATGAAGATGAAACAATTAACTTCACTATTCTCCTAGTAGTTGATGGTCGGTCACTTGCCAAGGTGAGTGAAGAAGAACAGGAACGACTTACGGAGAAGCTTCGTGAAGACACTGACAGCATTAATTGATGCAGATGTACTTCGCTATGAGATTGGATTTTGTGGCGAGTACAAAGAACTAAATGAGGAAACTGGTGAAGAGGAGTTTAAGGTTAGGGAATTTGATTTCGTAGCCGAACTCCTTGACGGCAGAGTGAAAGGAATTATCGCAGATGTTGCAGACTATTTCGACATTGATCAGTCAGATATTAAACCAGTTCTCTACCTCACAGGCTCAGAAACAAGTACAAAAATCATCAATAGATCAAAAAGATTTCTTGATGAGCCTCTACTTCTTTTGGCTCCGCCAATACGAGAATCCATTGCAGTCACTAAGCCTTATAAGGGCACACGAGCGGGAACAAAACCTTTCCATTATGAAAACCTCACGGCGTACATTATTGGAACATATGAATTCCGCGTGTCGAATGGGCTTGAAGCCGACGATCTTATCTGCATGGATCAATTCTCAGCTTTGGGAGATAATGATACTATCATTTGCACTAGAGACAAAGATTTACGTATGTGTCCCGGCTGGCATTACGGTTGGGAATGTGGCAAACAGCCTTCGTTCGGACCCACGCTCGTGGACAATAGGGGACAAATCACCCTCACCCCGAAGGGCATCAAAGGCACAGGACTTAAATTCTTCTTTTCACAAATGCTTACAGGAGATACAGTTGACAACATCCCCGGATGCGCCAAGATTGGACCAGCAAAAGCCTTCGCCATACTTGAAGGATGCAACACACGACGAGATCATGAACGAGCTGTTATCGAGGCATATAAGCAAGCATACGGTGACAAGTACAAAGACATGCTTGAGGAGCAATCCAAGCTTTTGTGGATGATTAGAGAACTTAACGAGGACGGAAGTCCTGTACATTATGAATGGAAGTTTGATGCTGACTGATACTGAGGTTAATGAAGTTTGGGAAATTGCCCAAAAAGATGCACAATCAGATTTCTTTTCTGCTAGGCCAACTTTTGATAAAAAGTTTATCGGTTATAACCCATATAACTATGGGACTGAAAAATATGAAGAGTATGAATGTGCTTATGAACACTACATCATGGATTATTTGGGGTATTAATGGCAGGTAGAATTGGTGGCCCTAAGACACGCAACTCTGGTCGTTGGACTGAGGCACAATTCACTTCTTTCATCAAAGGAAATCTTAGGCGTATCACTTCCAAGTGGGGACCTATTCAAGATGTTCTAAAGGAAGCTCGTGTTAGACGAGGCTTTTATATCTGTAATGATTGTAAGGAAGAAGTGCCAGCCTCCACCAAAGATGAGAATGGTAAGCGTGTTAAGAATGCGATAGTGGATCATATTGATCCTATCATCGATCCTGATGTGGGTTGGGTGAGTTGGGACAACACTATCGAACGGATGTTCTGTGAGAAAGAGGGGCTTCAAGTCCTTTGCTATGAATGTCACAAGAAAAAGACTGACGATGAAAAGGCTCGGGCTAAGGCTCGTCGAGCCGCTGATAAGGAAATTTTGAATGACGAATGATAATTACGCTACAGAAGTTAGTGGTTATTCCACCTTCCAAGATATTGAACATAAGATGCTTCGTGCTTGGAACCAGTATAATGTAATGAGTAATCTGCGTGAGAATAAGATGGATGGTGTTGCTATGGAATACCTTAGTGCCCTTCCCAAGACTGACATGGTTGGCCTACAGATCATGATTGAATACATCAAGGCTAAGGGCTACGAAGAGACTAAGCGAGAAATCATCTCAGAAGAAATTGGACTTGCAGCTTAATGGCTAGAGTTCTTATCCTAGATATTGAAACAGCCCCTAATATTGCCTATGTATGGCGATATTTCAAAGAGAATGTAGGGGCAAAGCAGGTGATTGAGAATGGCTATATGCTTTCCTTCGCTGCTAAGTGGCTAGGAGAGGATAAAATCTTCTACCACGATATTGAACATCAACATGAAAAGGATATGCTAGAATATCTTCATCCGTTGCTTGATGAAGCCGATATCACTGTAGCTCATAATGGTGATGGATTTGATATGCCACATATTCAGGGACGTTTCCTAATGCATGGCATGAAGCCCCCTGCCCCATATAAACAGATTGATACAGTGAAGGTAGCTCGTAAGGAGTTTAATTTTCCATCCAACTCTCTTGAATATCTCAGTAATGTTCTTGACCTTGATGTTAAGAAAGGTGGACATAAGAAGTTTCCGGGCTTTGAGCTTTGGCTTGGTGTCCTCCGTAACGATCCTGAGGCATGGGCAGAGATGAAGGAATATAATATCGATGATATTCGTGCTCTTGAACAGCTTTACCTTCGCTTCCGTCCCTTCATGCGTTTCCATCCTAATGTGGGTGTATTCGAAGATGGTGAGGAAGTTGTGTGTACTAAGTGTGGTGGCAAGCATCTGCAGAAGCGAGGCTTTGCTCACACTAATGTGGGCCGTTTCCAACGCTATCAGTGCAATGACTGCGGTGGTTGGAGCCGTGGTCGATACAACCTTCGTAAGAAGGATGAGATGAAACATATCGTAGCTAATGTGGTGAACTAATGAATGAAGATGAAATTTTTGAAGTTGTTCGAAAAGAGTTACGTTATCAAGAAAAACAAACTTTTTATGAAAATGGATATGTAAGGGGTGGCCTCTCTGAGGGAGAGGTTCTCCTAGCTATTGATAAGCTTGTGAATGATGCCAAGAATGTTTGGTATTTGGATAGTCCACCCCATCTCGCTGCACGACACCTCATTCGTAAGATTGCAGCTCTGTCAATAAGGATGTGTATGGATAAAATTGGTATGCCGGAAAGGTTTTAAATTGTCTGACGAATTTGGATTTGATGAGTATCAAGAACGAGCATGGGAATTCCGTGCTTGGCCTGATACAGAGGTGGGGAATATGTACCCCGTCCTCGGACTGGCTGAGGAAGCTGGTGAAGTTGTTGGTAAGGTGGCTAAGGCCACACGTAAGGGCGTACCTGTAGATGTAGAAGCTCTCAAGAAAGAGCTTGGAGACGTGCTGTGGCAGCTTTCCGCTGTTGCCACCACCTATGACCTAGACCTGCTCGATATCGCTCTCAGTAACCTCCAGAAGCTGCAAGACAGGGATAACCGTGGAGTGATTGTAGGAGAAGGTGATGAACGATAAGGTTGGACGTAAGGATGATGGTGGTAAGGTGAGGCTCGACCTCATCCCGCCAGAACTGATTTTCGCTGTAGGACAGATTCTCACATTCGGAGCTGTTAAGTATGCAGACCGTAATTGGGAACAAGGAATGAAGTGGGGACGAGTATTCGGTGCCCTTATGCGCCATATGTGGTGCTGGTGGGGAGGTAAAGGCCCTACTACCAAAAGCTTCCTATTTGGTTCTACAGATGACGAGACACAATATTCACACTTATGGCACGCTGCATGTTGCATTGCGTTCCTAATTGCTTATGAAGAACGAAACATTGGGGAGGATGATCGTGCGAATAGCTCTTGATTATGATGAGACATATACACTTGATCCCACCTTCTGGCGTGCATTCATTCACACTTCACTAGAGGCTGGACATGATGTACGTATAGTGACAGCTCGATCACCAACACATGACAATATTGACCATATTATGATCGACAGATATTATGATATCCCTGTTATCTATTGCGATGGTGTAGCTAAGAGGTTTGTTTGCCATCATTTCGAAGCTTGGGACCCTGATATTTGGATTGATGATAAACCACAAGCAGTAGATAATAACTCTAGTGCAACTAGGGAATGGTTGGAAGAGTGGAGGGCAACTCGTGCAAGCTGAATATATTAATCATATGGGTGACGACATCACCGTAGTGAATGCAGCTAGGGTGAGTATGGATAAGGAAAGTGAGTGGGGGAAGACTATTAGTGAAGTTAATCTTAATCACAAGAAAAGAGATGAGTGGGAAAAACTTGATACCAACATCTCCTTTGAAGATTGGAATCTACTATCCTACCTCTCCAAACATAATCATTTCACACCATTCACTCATTGTACAATCACCCTTCGTGAAACAGTTCCTATCTTCGTAGCTCGTCAACGATTTAAGCATATGGTTGGTTTCACTTACAATGAAGTGAGTAGACGATATGTAGATGATACCCCTAAGTTCTATACGCCTGATGTTTGGCGTAAGAGGGCTGAGAATGTTAAGCAAGGTAGTAGTGATGATGAGGTTGATTTTCCCGAGACTGTATCTGACTCATACAGAAGTTTGATTTATAATGCCTATACAACATATACTGAAATGTTGGCTGATGGTGTAGCTCCTGAGCAAGCTCGTATGGTGTTGCCTCAATCAATGATGACCTCCTACTACGTTACAGGAAGCCTATATGCCTTTGCCCGTGCTTATCTACTACGAATTGATCCACATGCTCAGAAAGAAATTCGAGATTTGGCAGAGCAATGGGATAAGATAATTCGTCCTCTTTATCCTGAGAGTTGGAGTGCTCTTGTAGATGCCTAAGAAGATGGAAGAAATACGTAAGGCTGTGCAGCGTTCTGGTAAATCCAAGGATGCTGCATATGCTATCGCTCAAGCTAAATACAACAAAATGAAAAAGCGAAAGAAGAATAAATGAACCTAGAAAATAACGTCCTATCAGATATTGTAGTGTATTCCAAGTATGCCCGCTATATGAAGGACTTTAAACGACGAGAGACGTGGGAAGAGATTTGTTGGCGTAATGCAGATATGCATATGAGGAAGTATCCAAAGCTCTCAAAGGCCATCTATGACGCCTACAACAACTATGTAATCCCTAAGAAAATCCTTCCTTCTATGAGGTCTCTCCAGTTTGGAGGAAAAGCTATTGACCGTAATCCAGCTCGTATTTATAATTGCGCTTATTTGCCAATTAGCCATGTCGATGCATTTAGCGAAACAATGTTTCTACTGCTCGGAGGGACTGGGGTCGGCTATTCTGTACAATATAGGCATGTTAATAGTCTTCCTGACGTTGTGGGGCCTAAACGTCGTACACGCAGGTACGTAATTAGTGATTCAATTGAAGGCTGGTCCGATGCTGTTAAGGTGTTGGTCGAAGCCTATTTTTATAACAAACTACAACCGGTATTTGATTATGAAGACATTCGCGAAAAAGGTGCTGAGCTTGTTACATCTGGAGGAAAAGCCCCCGGCCCTGACCCTCTACGAGTATGCTTGGCTCAGATTGAAGGAATACTTCACGGGGCTGTCGGACGTAGACTTAGCAGTTTGGAAGCTCATGACATTCAATGTTATCTTGCTGACGCTGTACTTAGTGGGGGTATTCGTCGGGCTGCTATGATCAGTCTATTCTCCCCCGAAGATGATGAAATGATGGAGTGTAAAAGTGGAAGTTGGTGGGAACTTAATCCGCAACGGGGACGAGCTAATAATTCCGTTATCCTCCTCCGAGGCGAAACAACTCAGGAAGAGTTTGACGCCATCTGGAAAAGGGTGCGTAATAGTGGAGCGGGAGAACCCGGCATTTACTGGACTAATAATCTCGATTGGGGGACGAACCCCTGCTGTGAGATTGCTCTTAAACCCTTCCAATTCTGTAACCTAGTAGAGATTAACGCCTCTACAGTTGAGGATCAGGAAGACTTTAAACTACGTGCAGGTGCAGCAGCATTCATTGCTACGCTACAAGCTTCTTATACAGACTTCCACTATCTACGTCCTGTATGGCGTTCTACAACGGAAGAAGATGCTCTGATTGGTGTTGGCATTACAGGTATTGCATCAAATAAGATTGACCCTTCATGGCTTCGTTCTACCACTGATGTAGTGATTGGTACTAACGCCATGGTAGCAGATATGATCGGAATTAAACATGCGGCTCGAACCACTACTATCAAGCCTTCTGGTACTAGTTCTCTTGTCGTGGGCAGCTCTAGTGGCATTCACGCTTATCATAATGATTATTACCTGAGACGTATGAGGTTTGGAAAGAATGAACCAATTTGGGAATATCTTTCAGGACAGTTCCCCGAACTTTGTGAAGATTGTAAAGAGAAACCTAAGACACAGGGCATCCTTACAATTCCTCAGAAGGCTGGAGAGGGAGCTGCTATCCGAACAGAAAGTCCGATGGACCTCCTTGAGCGTGTCAGAACATATAATGAGGAATGGGTGGCAAAGGGACATCTCGAAGGAGATAATCACAACAACGTCTCTTGCACAATCTCACTCAAAGATGATGAGTGGGACGATGTTGGAGAATGGATGTGGGATAACAGAGCCTCTTATAATGGCATCTCCGTCTTGCCCTACGACGGGGGTACTTACGTTCAAGCACCTTTCGAAGACACTACAATGGCTGATTACGAACGGCTATCCTCGAACATCAAGGATATTGACCTCTCAAGAGTTGTCGAAGAGGAGGATACCACTAACCTGATGGATCAGGCAGCATGTGCTGGTAATAACTGTGAAGTAGTATAAACAAAAGAAAAGCCCCTGCTGGAAAATCAATTCCGGCTAGGGGCTATTTTTATTTCAAGTCTATGCCACGCATTAAAACTTTGACGTCATCGCGTAGTTCTTTTAGTTGTTCTTTTATTTGTTCATCTCGTTGTCTATTAAATTCCTCCCTTGCTTGTATCTCTGCCTTGAGTAGTTTAAGCTGTCCTTCATTTGTATAAATCTTACGAATGAGGAGGACTACAGCACCAGCCAACGCAGAGACCAATCCATATAACCACGTCTCTAGGTTAAATTGCCAATTCATTTTCTACCCCTTATAGCGTTGGCGACTAGTCCAGTAGACGCTACAATACTACCTGATACAAACAGGTTGTCCCACACAACATCAGCAAACTCTTTTAGTTGTGGTGGAAGAGATGCTACGTCTGGCAATAGTGTGCCAGCATAAAGCATACTGTCTAACATCCCCCATCCATACCAAGCTGCTGTAGGAATAGCAGCCATAGACCATGCAACCCAAAACATTCGGTGCTGCATAGCCTCCTTGACTACATCCCCTTGAACTTGCTTAGCTGCTATTTGAGCTTTAATATCCTCAATAGCAGTGTCAGCAATAATCCTCTTCTCGTTATTACTAGCATCCAATTTAGCCTTATAGGCTTCAAGGAGTTTATTAACTAGTGGTCCGCCAAGAAGAGCAAGAATAAACTTAAGCATTAGAGGACTGCCAAAACTTAGGACGACCTGCATCATCCCAACGTGCGTAAAGGGCATAGAGAGCGCCACAGACAGCGACAAGACCAACAACTATACCAACTACCTGTCCAGTGTTAAATGCCTCCTGATGAGCTTCTGTGGCCGAAACAACATCCTGTACACTCTGTACAAGCATCATTGCACCACCGCCACCAGATACAGCAGCCCCTTGTACAGTACGAGACTGAGAAATGGGATAAGGGTTAGCCACCTCAGCCTTATCCAAAGCTTTCTTAAACTGTTCAGCGATTTTAGCAATTGCCTCTGCCTTGTCCTTACCATTGATAATACGACGAGCGTTAACGTAGTCGGTCTTCTCATCATTGATATAGGTGGAGAGCTTACGGCGAGTAAACCAACCTTCCTTCATACCAGCAAATAGAATTTCTACAGCATACTGAGGCTTCATTACTAGATCGGGCTTCGAGATGAAATCAACACCAAGCTTGTCAGAAGCTCTCTTATAGTTCGTACGGCCAGTGAGCTGTACATAACCTCTACCGGGAAACTTAGCTCCATCACCCGGCTCAGTGTTACCAAGTCGAGCTGCTACCTTAGGACGAGACCCCTGAGGATCATACATCTTATGGAAGTAGGAGTCTCCACCATACTCCTTGATAGGCTGCATCGTATATGCAGTTTCATGGGCAGTAGTTGCGAGGATATAAGCGAACTGTTCAGCAGTTACATCATTATCCTTCTCCCACTCGTCAACTAGAGTGTCGAGGCCCTGAATACGAGCCTCACCCCCCTTCCCATTATAACCCCCATTAAATACACCCTTTGCAGCAGCAAAGAAAGTTTTACGATTAATCTTAGTCATTATATCTTTCCATTATTGAATTGCGCTGGCGATCATATCATTCGAATAGAGCATACCAGACTTACCATGTTCCTGTAGGATTAGAGCCCTCATGAACCTTGCAGCAGATGCGGGGTCATTAAAGTTAATATCATCATTAGGGTCAATACCCATAGTACGAGCTACGTTAGCAGCCGCCTGATGATTTCCGGGGGTCCATCCACCACGACCAGCAATCATCTGATCAGGAGTGGTTTTACCACCTCGATATTTCTTAGACAACAGGTTGTACATTGCCCTCATACCAGCCTCAGGTGTAGCATACACTGCCTGTGGATCACCTTGGTCAGTATTCTTAGAAGGGCCAATACTATCACGCTGACCTACATACTTAATATTGCCCGGATTGTTATTCCTCATACCAGCAGGAAGTTTCCTTACCTGACTTGGATCAGAGAGAATGTAGGACAACGCTGTAGGAGCAGTATTACTGTCAGTTGGCTGAGTGTCGATAAAGTCTTCAATACTTCCTGTAGCGTCACTAGTGGTCATGTCAACCTGACCAAACACCACTGGAGCAATCTCATCGAAGCTCTTCTGATAATCACTATCCCCACGGATATGAGAATCACTAATTATCATCTTATTCATTACCTTGGCCAAGCTGCTATTATTCAGGTTACGAACCAAAATCTTAGCACGGAAGTCATCAGGGATACCGTCCTTAAGCTTGAAGCCAAACCTACCACTTTCCATAGTTGGTTCAACCAAATCCTTCCAATCGTAACGCTTATCACCAAGCTTCAATGCACTAAACATTGACGTACCAAGTTCACGCTGCAAGAGAGGAACAACTTCCTTCTGGTAACCATCCTTGAATACCTGCTGAACCTTGCCAATCAGAGCTGGTGGAATACCATTCGTACTCTGCAGATACTTACCAACCTCAGGGTTAGCGAAGAAGTCAACCAAAGGCTGGAACTGTTCGGCACTTTCCGTAGCGTTACCATAAACATCAACACCCTTAAGAATACCCTTCATCTGGTTCTGCAGTTCATTCTCAACTGCCAGTTTCTTATCAGCAGGAAGATTATCAATCTTACCAGACTGAACTTCACCGATAATGTCCTTAACACCTTCGAGGTAGTCCTTAGTACGGCCCTTCTCATCATCATTCGTAGGAGTGAGATCAGCGGGCTTACCCCCACCAACAGCATCAGGAACGCCTACGCTAGAGCCAGACAGAGCATTCTTAGCAAACTCATCAGGAATTTTGCTAAGCTTCTCATTAAGTGTAAGACCCATAGCATCAGACAGATTAGACATTGCAATCCACTGCTTAGCCTGATCACTAAGACCAGAGAGAACCATTGCCTTAGCCTTGGCTTCTGCACTCTTAGACATCCTATCAAACATTTCAGTGTCGTATTCTCCAGACAACTCCTTAACATAGGAATCAATCAGAGCACGCTGAGGCTGTAGGATTTGATCAATCTTAGCCTGATTAGTGGACAGACCGTCACCAGCCATAGCTGCTGTACGCTGAGCAAAGTCCTGATTAAGCTGAGTGATGCCCTGCTTAATAATCTCCGCACGTTCCTGTTCAGAGCCAGCCTGACGGGCACGAGCCTTAATATCTTCATACTGAGCACGCCAATATGGAAGAGCATTAGCTCCAACCTTAGCAAGCCCATCCTCAGCAGCCTTACGAGCCTGTTCTTCAAGAACCTGTCGCTGCTTACTACCAACTTCCATCTTACTAATCTGGTTGGCGTATTCCTTACTCGTAGTATCAAGCTCACGAATGGAAGCGTTAAACTTCTCAAGGTTCTTAATAGCTTCATCAACCTTCTGAGGATTTTGCATATCCTGTGCAGAGAGGAAGCCATTCTCAACAGCGGCCTGAACCTGTGCCTGATTAATCTGAGCTGCCTGAATTTCAGGGGTGAGGATTTTATCAACACCAGACTGGTTGAGGTATGTGGAATATCTCTTAAGGATTTCATCTTCTTGATTAGGATTGTCAGCAAGTTCCTGCTGCAAAAGATGACGAGCACGAGTCCTCACTTCGGAATAAGAGAGGCCCTGATCGGCTGCGTCTTGAAGATCATTCAGCTTAATACTGAAATTAGCCATCCTTTTATTGGAGGCAGCGACCTTCTGGTTATCAAAAATAGTTTTAGCTACCTTAATACCAGTGGCTAGGCCACGGCCAATTTGATTGAGGCCATCAATCTCCCCTGAACGGGAGACGGGTTGGATAACCCGAGTCTCCGGCTCAATAGGGGAAGTAACCTCCGTAGCTCTAGTGGAAAAATCAACTGCCATTATTCAGGCTCTTTCATAAAGTTGTAGATTTCCCAAAATGACTTCTTCTGTTCAGCAGTCATCTTGGATTTATCAATTGCGGTTCTTACATCACTCTCTGGAATAAGACCAGCTTGCTTAAGGAGAGTGTTCATAAATGTTACGTCACCGTCCTTAATACGGCGTCTAATTTCAGACTGGATAACCTGCAATGCCTGAGGATTACCTTCCCATTCTCGGTTGGCTTCCTGAAACATTCGAATGACATAGTCTGATTCCTTCTCAGAAATACCCTCACGAGCAAGCCTACGAGAAGTTTCATCCATCAGATATTTAATATCATCCTTGAACTTCTTACTACTATAATACAACTCCGAATTACCTGCGTAACCGAGCATCTCATCAACAGTCTGGAAACCAGCCGTACGCATGAAAGCTTCTACAGGATTAACATCATCATCGATCACTTCACCCTTAGTGGTAATCATCTGTCCAGTCTTGTATGCGTAACGAGCCTTGAAGATGTTAGAGGCACCTGAGAACATGCTGAGAAAGTTAACCCCCACATCCTTCAAATTACCTTCATCCTCTGGAACAGTAAACATACGAGCCATAGACTTAATCAGATTATTCACCTTAGCATTATCACCAACTACCAACGAGAGCGAAGGACTGGAGGTGATGAAGCTTTGAGCATCAGTGGTAGCCAGAGACTCCCACATATCCCCAAGGTGAGGAATTTCAAGAAGACGCATAGAAGACGAATAGTCAACATCAACATCTTCACCATAGATGGTGCTAAGAGTTTTATTCATAGCCAAGTTGAACAAACCGCCACTGACAATACGATGAAGCTCTGTATCATCCTCAGGGAGAAGCTTGGAAGCCATTTCGTACATCAGACCATATCCAGTGCCATAGGTAGCGACATAAGCCGTACCAAGGCGTAGACGGTCACTACGGCTAAGAGCACGGTTGCCAAGGACAATCTGTGCAAAAGCCTTGTGTGGTGCCTGAGCAAACTGCATAACAGCGGAGAACATATTCTCGTTATATGCAAGCTCACCAGCTTTGTTCATGTTCAGCGTCAGGTCTCTCACCCTAGCGTGCATATTAGAGAGTGCAGAAGCGTCAATTACTTTCCCACTCTTTTTAAGCTTGTCATATTCAGACAGCCATACAGAACGCATGAGCATATTTTCACCAGCCTCAAAACCATACTTCTGCATAGCATCAAGAGGCTTACCTAGCATAGCCCTAGTCTTAGCCACAGGACCACGAGCAATCAAGCTCTTAAGATCATCACGAATAAGGGAGTGGGCAGACACAGCAGAGCTAATACCACTCTCCTTGTAAGCCTTATCCAATGCTCGTGCTTCCTCAACGGAGAAACCAGTTAGGTTACTTCCGATAGTCTTCATGAAGCTTTCAACATCACCACCACGATCAAGATAACGAGTGAACGTCATCTGCCATGGAAGCTTAGTTACAAACGTAGGATTAGTTGCTAGAATAACTGGCAATGCCTGAGAAGCCTGAACCACCACCTGACGAACAGGGTTAGCAGCAAGCAGAAGACGGAAAGCCTTCTTCCTACCCCAAGCTGTAGGAGCACCGGACTGTGCTACACGAGCACCCTTTTCAATCCAAGTGAAACCCTTCTTACCAGTGGTGTCTGCAATCTCCTTAAAGAAGTTCTTGTAGACATCATCAAGCGTATTTACAAAGCCATTCTCCATCTGATCAATATATCGGAATGTAGAGAGAGCATCATCAAACTTTCTCTTATCCCCTTCCATTCCCGGACGTCTTAGCTCACTGACATTATCAGGCCAGTAACGTGTATGCGTCTTCTCATCAATAGGTAGGAATTCCTTATACTGTTCAGTGAAGCGTGCCTTAGCTGTATCCAAATACTCCTTCATATTAATACGACGAGAGATAGAATTGATAGACCGAACAATACTTTCCTCAGGAGGAGCGATATGCCGGAAGTTAGGGTCGGAAGGCATAGAAGTAGCATCTTCCAAAGTTTCCCCACGAGTTCTCTGAGCAGTACGGCCACTGTTTACACGAGTGTTCCACTGCATTTCATCAAACTCTTCTCCCTTAATATCACCACGCATCGTATACTTATCTGCGTTAGCAGCATCGTTAGTACGAAGACGAGCCAGATGCTTTTCAGCATCCTTAATATTTCCAGCAGTAGCAATAGCCTTAGTATATTTAGTGCCATCTGCATTCTCAACCTGCTTCGTAATGAAGATAGGGTCTTTGTAATAGATGGTGAAATGCCCATCACGATAGTGTAGAAGCTGGTCAGTCTCACGCAATGCACGAGAGTAGTTAGACGAGTTATTCTTCACAATGACATAAGGAATACTAGAACCGCCAGTCTCAACAGGGGTACGAGCAATAGCCAGAGTACCTCCCTCAGCATAGAGTTCCTTGCGTTCCTTAGACGTGATGTTTCTAATCATACCAAGTTCAGAGTCATAAGCTTTAGTAACCTTAAGATTACCAGCAGAGGAATTTGTAATTGGCTTAATCAGGAACTTGTCCTGACCATCAGACGACACAAACATCTCAAAACCCTTACGCTTAGACTGTCGCACTAGGTCCATATTTTCCAAGACATAAAGTGTATCGTTAGTGGTTTTCCACTTACGTACAGTTTCCATCATTTCAGGAGTGAAACCATCAGCACGGAGCTTAGCAGGATCAAACTTCAAACTCTTAGCATTCGCTTCAAGAATGTAATTATCAACCAACTTCTGTTGCGTCTTATTCAACTTCTTATAGCTCTGTGCATACTTACCAGCAAGTGTGAGCAAGCTTTCAGTAGCCTTAGCCGACTGGTCAACTGCAACCGATGCACCACGAGTGAGCAAAGGATCAATATATCCAGAAGGAGGGATAAGATGCTGAGTAATACTACCACCCTTACCCTTCGTATAAACCGGAAGCTTATCGAAGATATTCAGCGGGACGCCAAGGAATGAACCCTGTACGTCAGTGGTAGACCAAGCAATCGTATCAGTTGGATCATACTTAGAAGTGTGGTTAATACCTACAGCATAATTACCTTTTGGCATTCCTCCTTCTAATCTTTTGGCTTTTTTGGCCCACTCTTTAGAAAGTTTCCCACTGATATTGTAATTGTTAATCCCATCTCTAACTTTAAGATCAACAAGTTTATCATTAGGTATATCAACATACCAAATTGTATTGTCTTTTCCTACTCTACGATAATCTCTAGCATAGACAGGGTCAGGTGTTACCCATAAATCGTCTTGAGTTGTTACATTATGTTTAGGGTCAGAAGAACCATAATAATATCGTGTGTAACCTGATTTTACAGATGGTGCAGCCTTTATAGATTTAATATCATCAACAGGGTAATAATTTCCATCTCTACCCCTCCTTAACAAAACCATCTCTTCATCAGATACACCGTACTTACGCATAGCAAGCTTAACCTGACTAAGGGCATCAGCAGCAGACTTAAAGCCACCCTCCTTAGGACTAATGACAGTACGAACATTCACACCATCATCCACAGCCTTAACTGTAGTCATCTCCCTATGGGAAATAAGTCCAGTAACATCAGGGTTGGAGAAGTCACGCTTTACAATCTCTAGCTTAGAAGTCTTCTCAGCTTCCGAGAAGTTAATGTTGCCACGTCCACCAGCAATATCCTTAATGACGTCCACATCAGGATCAAACTGATCATCATCAATTAGAGGCTTATACCTAACTGCATCATCTGGCAAGCCGATCTCAGGACCAATGTTATTAACAATAGCATCTTGACGAGAAGTACCATACACAGATTGTGCAACCTGACCAGTCTCATCCTTAATAGCTAGCTTCAACATTTCATTGGCGCTCTTAGCATTGGTAGCATTAAGCGTCTCACCAGCAGTCTTAGGAGAACGACGAAGGAACCTAGCAGCATTAGCCACGCTCTCTGTCACCTTCTTAGGACCACGAATAAGTGAACCAATTCCAAGCATATCAGCAGCAGATGCAATATCATCAATGATACGATCTGACGTAGTGTACTGACCCTCAACCAAATAGTCACGAAGGTTGTTCATAATAATCAGGGAGTTCTTGGAGCCAGTGATTGAACCTTCTGATTGCGTCACAATGTCATACAAGGACTGTGCAAGCTTAAGACGCTGATTCATTGGAACCTTAGCTACAAGGTCAACAATCTCCTGCTTACTTTCCCCCATCAAAGCCATACTCTTAACAATACCAGAAGCAATGCTGTTAGCGTCATCATCACCTAAAGTCTGACGAAGAGCTGTCTGAACCTTAGCTTGAGCTGCTGGTTCCATGAATGGAACAAGAGTTTCAATAAAATCCTTAGCCTTGATTACAAGACTTGGGTCATTCTTGATTTCCTCTTGATTAATCATCTTCTGGATTTCATCGTTGTAGTTATTTACTTCCTGCAACGAACCAGCCAAATCCCAACGGGTATCATTCACTTCATCACTGTTATCAACCAGCCCATCCTTTTCAAGCTGATTAACTTGAAGAAGTTCTTCTGGACTACGTTCACGAACAGGGGATATAGTTCCAGTACGCCACATAGAAGCATAGTTAACTTTCTGGTCAACAGGAATACTATCATCACCAAGAATGTCAGCCATAGAGTTGAGGGAGAGATCATTCTCCCTCTTATTAGCCTCACCAATAATCTGTTCCATAGTCTGAGAACCGTTATTGTTCGAGAACTCAGTCATCATTTGATCGTAGGCATCAACTGCATTCTCTGGCTCTACAAGCAGGGCTGCATGAGTAGAAAGATTAGTGGCAGTTGCTTTGTTTGTAATTGGCATATCGGTGGTAGTAGGATCACTAACCAGATCGTCAAGAACGACGCCACTGCCCTGCGTAAGTAGACTATCAAGAGACATATTTATTCCTATTCACTAGTAGATTGGAAAGCTCCAGCTACGCTGCTAAAGATATTTCCGAAAGCACCCCAAGCCTGTGACTGGAAGTCATAATTAGCGGCTTTCTGATTGTGCTGATTTATTCCTTGCGCTGCTGCAGACTGTTGGTAGGATAGTGCATTGTTACTGGCTAGGTTTGTCCCAACCACACCAACAGCACCGGCGGTTCCTGACCCTCCACTAAGTCCAGCATTCTCACTCTGTTGAAGGATCATAGCCCTTCGTACCCTAGCCTCACGAGCAGCTTTACGTCTTGATGCAGCAGCCTCATTCTTCTGGTTAGCATTAGCAACAGCATTAGCTTCCTTTCGTTCCTTAGAAGCTTTTCTAGCTGCGGTGTAAGAGGCTATACCAGTAACAACGGAGGCAGCGGCTGCTACGGCACCAATGATTACTTCAATTCCCATTGTAACACCCTATATTCTTCACCTTCAACATCAATTGGTCCAAGGTCTTTATACCCTTTAAAAAGACAATAAAATTTAGGTGTGGCGGAATAAGAATTGATTGTACTGTACCCCGCCTTCTTCACCTTATCTTTTAGTATTTCAAACTCTCTACGAAGTTCTTTGATCATTGCAGTAGTGATTGTGTCTTTAGTCTCTACATGAACGAAAAGAGTTTTACGGTCGTTCTGCTTAAACTCTTCAAGCCTAACCTTGTACTTATCCGTTTCCATATACACTTTTCGTTTAGTATTATTAGACATTATCATTCGCTGAAAGTATCAACGCCCATCCATAGATATACATTTCTTTCCCCGGATCAGAAGTGAATTTAAGAGACAGTGCCCTTCCTCGACCACGGAGTTTGTTTTTAGTGACTACAGTTTCATAACCTGTATCATATTCATCGTTAACATCTATAGGAAAGTAGGCCCTCTTATACCTATAAGCTTGGAAAGCAGTCCCCCATTTACCAGCATTAGATGAATTGGTCCAATCCCACATACTCTGAACTTTACAAGAAGATTGATTTATTGGAACTAAGTCATCATTATCATCAGTGATAAACCCGTCTTCTGTGCGTTTACAATGTACATATAGATATGGGACTTGTTTATAACGAATGGTATCCCCACCATGAGCATACCCCGTCACCAAGGTTGCTGGTGCATCAACACCCACATCATCATAAGACAGCCAATCAACAAAGTCAGTGTTGGTGTAAGCTGCAAACGTATATTTGATTGTTGGGGAAAGGCTGGTTACAACAATATATCCAATCTCAAACAATGATCCCTCACTACTTCTGATATTAGTTGTAACATCAACATCTTCACCACTAACAGTTACTTGAACACCATTTACAGTGACTCCATCAGAAACCTCATTGACCTTAAACACATTGGTTCTAAATCCACTAACGACTATAGGGACAGCACCCTCAGTAACTTCACTTATATGTCTTTCATAAAATGCAGAAAGATTGATATCAAGAATAAGCTCTTTCTGTTGAGAAATATTATTCATATAGTTGCTATACAACCAACGAATTTTCCTTTGGAAGCCATCATAAACCCCAATACATCCCATTTTATTTTCAATGGAAATATTATTGTAGAATTTTTGAATGCGCGTCTGAGTTTGATTTTCACTAACCCAATCGCCAAACTCATTCTTATGAAGGTAATAAATACCGTCATCAGACCAATAGAACAAACTATCTTCAACCTGAACTACGGAGCCTCCATTAATAACACCCTTATCCGTAACCTTACTTACAATGTAACTGGTAGCAGTAAAGCCATTATCTGAACCACCAGAGATGGTCCAAATACCATTACTTGCCCCAACAATAAGACTGTCACCAATATTAACGAGGGAGCTAATACCATAGGCGTTATTAAGCCTAATATATCCACCATCAGTGTCAATAATATCTGGTTCGTTATCAGATGTTGGATCACCGGCCTGATAACACTGAGTGATAACTGTTGGGTCTTGCACCAATTGAGAAAAAGCCAAATAAGACGAAAGACGTGGAGACTTACTGTCACCACCTACAACCTCACCTGAAAAACCCCCATACCAAACACGTCCAGCAAACTCACCTACTACTGTAGCACCTCCGGGGGTTTTATCAGTGGGCAGAGAGGTTACATCACGGGTTAGCTCACTATAGTTTTCTCTGTTCTCACTATCAGCCGTAAGTCTACTAGCACCACGATTTAGAAAATCAATAATGAAATAACCTTGAGCTGCTCGGCTTGAACCCAAAGGGTTTTTGTGCAAATCTCTTGAAAAGAATCTTCTAGTATTTCTATCGTCACTATCATTAGCATCAGCATATAAATATTCAGATACACTATCTGAGTTAGACGGATACTTACTAGCCACAGCATAAAACCCATCAATAGGGTCTTGCAATCCATCCCCATCATTATTGTTATTAATTCTAGGGATACCAAAACTTTGATTTCTTAGGTTGTAGAGATGTTTTTGAGACAGTGTTGTAGGACGTTTTTGTGTGTATTGCCCGACTGTCAAATCGTCTCCACCATTCGTGTCTTCTACACCAAAGAAATCCCTAACCTTAATTGTATCAGTGGAACTAGTTATTACCCCATCATCATATTCAACGATAGTGATTGTATTGATACCAGTGGCAATAATAAGCTTGCCATCCACAGCAGTGAATGAAAATCTTTGTGCCCTATCTGAGGAAGAAAAAGATAGTGTATTAACCACCTCTGATGAGAGGACATCATTATCTGCATCAAAGAATTTAACCTCGTTGCCAAACTGTACACAAAGTATAACCTTCAATGGATTACCACCAACGTTTTCCCACCGATAACTGTTAAATGCGGTTTCAGTGGAACTTGCGCTAGAAATACTGGTATTAATTATTTCATAATCATCTTCATAATCAATACCAAGAGCACGTTGTCTGGAGCCATCAACATTAAGCTCCATATTAATATCTGTGATAGAGGAGTTTTCTGGAAAAGTTAGTGGAGATGCATCAGAAATGAATCCGCCGACAAACTTATTAATCTCCACCTTCGCTACTTGTGGCATTTTCTACCTCTCTAGGTGTAAGTTTCACCTTCTTAACTCGGATAGGCTTACTGTCAGCCTCTTCCTTAACCAAGAGGTAGTGATCAATAGCCTGAATAGCTTCTTTAGCTTTTGTGTATGCACCTGAAAGGTATTCAGGAATAGTCCCACCCCTTCCCGGGTAGATAATCTTTTTCATTCCAAAGGTGCCATCACCAACAATCTCGTAACCTCTATACTTCATTACTTCTTCTTCTTCTTTGGTTGTGGAAACTTCATTCGTTTGCCACGGTTGATTGACTGAATATCATTAAGTTGTTGTCTAGCCCTCTTACCCGGAATAACATCCATAATACCAATAGCAGGATGATTATAGATTTTAGAACCTTTAGGCTTAACCTCAATATTCTTCGACTGTCGTCTACCCTCTAGTTTCACTCTTTATCCTGTCTAAAAGTTGGATCAAGCTTGCGTCCTGACTTACGGCCAAATCGCTGATATTTAATACCGCCTTCAACGCGCCAAGCCTTACGAGAGAGCCATTGGTTCTGACGCCTACTCTCCTGTTCTGACTTAGAATCTTGCTTCTGAGCAATCTTCATAGCCGCCTTGGACTTAGCTTCCTCAATCAAATATGAGAAAGCTTCTTCCGGCAGATCAGGGATATAACTATCAGAAATAGTGAACTCAGGCATTACATAAGCACGTACCTGCGTTTTACTAGCCTGTAGTGTACTGTCCACCTCGCTATCATAACTATCAAAGACAAGCGTATTGTCATCAAAGCTGGTGTAATATGTGGGAGCTGTATCATTCTTTACGGCATATACTTGTGTACCATTTGTAATGACATCAATATTATCAGAGTCAGTATTACGTCCATAGAAGAGACGCAACATATCATCTGGTTCAATGTATTTCACTTCTTCATAACGAAGACGGGTTTCCCCTAGCTTAGCCTTATTATAATAAAGGGAGATCATCTCTTTGATCTCATCTTCAATCGTCATAATGTTTGGCTTGGTATTATCACCGGAGGGTGTGATACGAATTAGTTGAGCTGTATGAGGCCAATTCCTACTAGAGATAATTGCTTCATATGTACTCTTGACGATATTAGCAATCTGTACACCTTCTGTTGTATCACTGATGCTATTGATCTCGTCTGTGTCAAGATCATTCGCAATATCTTGAACAATCTCAAGTAGTGTTTTCTTAGCCATTATCGACCTCTATGAACTCGTACGACAGAAATTCCAATATCCTCAATCTCAAATGTTCCAGCACCATCCTTAACAACAGAAAATTGCCCACCATTTGGAACAAATGTAGTGCCTGTATAAACAGGGACAGTAAATACCATCTCCTGGCCTACTGCTCGTGGAACACGAGTATCTTGGAATACAACCCCAATACTTCCCCCAATATCTAGTGAAAGTTGTACATAATTAACTGTACCAGTAAGTGTAGCAATAATGAAACTTACACGAAGAATGTAATAATCGTTTTCGTTAATTGGTGTGAATTTATTTGTGGAGGAGTTCCACAAAGTGCCTGTCATGTCTCGTGGGGCATTAGTCTCAATTGACGTCCCTTTGTTGCATGGCAGTACTGTACCCGGAGAAGTGGCAATAGTAAGAACTGTACCACCAGTGTAAAATGTATCTGTATACTGACACCAACCTGTAGGATCTTGAGCCCTAAGTTCTTGAAGGGCAGCCTCCACTTCCGTAGCTGAATAATATCCACCACTATCTACAATTCCAATATCATCTGCAGCAACCATAGCCCAAGCACCAGAGCCAGCACCATTAGCTACATAAACCTGTCCTGAACTAGCTCCTGCTGCACCCTTAGGTTCATGGAGTTGTGCGTCAGGAATATCAATATGTTCTACCATAGAACCCTCATAATAAAAAAAGGGCGGGGGCCAAAATAGACCGCCCACCCTGTTAGAGAATCATTAAGCCGGAGATACCGTCTTTGCAGTTCGGACGAAGAAGATCGAGAACCGAGCCTTACCTGCATCCGTGATAGCTGGAGTGGTACCTGAAAGAGCAATACCAATCGTCGTATCAGCAGCAAGAGGAGCTTCTGCATCCCACGTACCCGAAAGGGCAGACGTGAGATTATAAGCACCAGTGGCTTCGAGCTGAGCTTCTGTGACAGAGAAACCATTCGTGGCTTCACTACCATCCGTACCAATCTCAAGAGCTGGCGTAGTACCAGAAGCAACAAAGGCTTCGTCAACATACGCAAAGACATCCTTGATGATAGCACCTGCTGGAAGAACAAATGGCACAAGGCCATCAGCTACATCATTAAACATAGCACCAGTGAAATCAATCACCAGCTCTTCCTTCATACCTTCAACTTTATTTACACCAGCTCCACCACCAGTATCCTGCGTGTTAAAGCGAGTGTGTACATTTTCTACGACGTTACCACCCGAACCAGTGAGAACGCCATTACCAAAAGGACTAGTTTCGTAAGACATATAATACCCTTTCTATTAAGCTGCGACAATATTAGTCTGATGGGTGTAAAGAACACCAAGGGTATCCATACGCTGAACGCCCCAACCGAAACGGCAACGAGTTACGAATTCGTCTCGTGCACGATCCTTGTTACGTTCACCTTCCGTCTTAGGCATACGACGCCATGCGAACATTAGAGGCTTAGTCTGATCATCTGCAATGCAGAAGAACAGGTTAGCTCGAGCATTAGCAAGAGTAGTCGTACCATCATTAGCCGAAGCAACAATTGGCAGTCGGTTAGACAGGACGATATCCCAGCCGTACAGGTAGCCAACAAAGCGCATGCCACGGGCGAGACCGTTAGACAGGATGTTAGCGGCGAACGGGGTTACGTCAGTCGTAATCGTTACAAGACCATTAAGCGTTGCTTCTACGACCGGATCGGCCACAAACACACGGCCCTCAGCGGGAACATTCGCCTTATCGAATGCGAGACGCATAGCAATAAGGTGAGCAAGCTGGAAGGTGCCATTGGATTCAGCGGAAACGATCTTATGGGCAAAACCATTAATTGCATAAGGACCAGCCGTACCATCATAGACAGCAGCAGCGGTTTCAAGCATACGGGTTTCTACGTGTTCCTGAATTGCACGTGTGGATTCTGCAGCACGTTCAGCCATGAGCATATCGATATCCGTACCATCTTCACGAAGATCATCGGTCACATACCAAGCATCACCTACATAATCCGTGATCTGGAAAGTGATCTCACCAGATTCAATTGGGTTGTAGTTGAGCGGAGTATCTTCCGCAGCTTCCTGAATAGTGACAGTACCAATAGTCTTGATATGCAGCGTAGTACCAGAGCCAAAGTCTGCTACGTTACGATAGAACTGTTCACCAAGCAGACCGTCGTGCAGGTTATTAAGGATGAAGTCAGAATACTGTTCAGCCTCAATAAACGCGCGAGTGTTAGTAGTAAGTTGCATTTATTTTTTCCTATTAAACTTCTACATTATGTTTCTTGTACACATCCTCTTTGATTCTCTGCATGTAGGCTTTCTGGTCACGAGATGTTGCACCGAGCAGTAGTGATTTCTCTGGGGCAGCGAGTTCCTGACGTTCAGTCTGACGAGGCAGATTGAAACTAGAAGGACTTGTTGGATTGCTGGCGGGCTTCGAAGAATTAAATAAGGCAAGCACAAGTTGTGGATTGCTTTTCGAAAGTTCACCAAGCTGTTCGGGAGTAGTACCGAGTTCCTTAGCCTTAGCAGCTACAGTCTCTCGGGTCTTATCTCCGTATTTCTGTTTCAAAGTGTTCTGAACCGTGCTTACGTTCTCAACGTATTTCTGTTCGCTATTCATAAGAGCGATCTGATCACGCACGAGTTTCGCAACTGCTTCTTCACTCAATCCACTCGCTGGAGGGGTCTTTTCCGCTGGTTTCTCTTGTTCATCTTTAGCAGTCAAATTCTTCAAGACTTCTTCAATACTCTGTTGTCGGGCAGCCTGTTCTCGGAGCTGATTAAGTTCTTGCTCTACAGTAGACTTTTCAGTCTTTAGTGTGCCGATAAATTCCTGAGACGCAGTGTATCCTTTCAAAGCATCTTCAATAGTCTTGAACTTCTGTTCACCGTTCTCATTCTTGATAGACGCCAGAAGGTCATTAAGGCGGTTATCAGAATTAACTGGTGGAGTGACGGGTTGTTCTTCTTGAACGCCGTCAAATACGTTGTCTTGGTCAGACATTTTTATTCCTTAGTTTAGCTAAATTAAGATTGGCCATAACTCGTAAGCTATGACAAGCACCTTGTAAACGCAAGGTGGAAGTAAGGAGGTTCCTGTTATATCATCGTCACCAACAACCGTTGAATGGTCAGAAAGGTTGGATTTGAACCAACGACTTCTGGTTTCCAAAACCAGCACTCTTACCTGACTGAGCTACTCTCTGATAGTTTTTATTATATATATATATTTATTAATATTATATTATTATCATATATTATTTAATATTATATATATATATATATCTATTCTCTTAAAGGGTCATATCTATATACCTGTTTTTTGACCCTTTTGTGACAAAAATAAAAATAAAATATTTTTTAATCTTCAAGAATACTAGTCAGTTCGTTAATAGCTCTTTCGTAACCATTAAATTCTGCCTGTTCGTATGCCCAAGAGGGACTATCATAATTATTTTTACTGAGGCGTACAGCTTGTGTATCAGCCTTCTTTTCGTTCAGTCGTTCGATGAATAGTTTACGCAGACGATGGGCCTCAATAAAGAGACCCTTCATTTCCTTTTTATCCTTTTCATCCAAACCTTTAAGAAGAGATGTCTTCAAAATTACCTCCGCTCGTAGCCGCATCTTCTGGTGGAAGCATAGGAGCAGACTCCTCACCCGGTCCCATGGACATTGCCATATTATCTTCTTGTGCTTGCCCAGCTAAAGCTGAGGTCTCTTTCTGTTCCATAACAGCAACATTAGGACGGAAGATTTGATATGCTGTAATAGACAATACATCCTCAACAAACTGTGCCAACCCCTTACCAGAGGTATGAGGAGCGATAGTAGCCCATACAGGAGAAGCAGCAATACCAATAAGGCTTTGCAGCTCTTGAGCCTTCTGACCGAAGTGACGGGCTCCTACGGGCCGAATAATGCCCTTTGCTACAAGATCATCACGAGTGATTTCTTGGAACATCGTAGCACCAAGGTCTGTATCGATATTACGAATAATATCCGTTCCATCAAAATTACGTACAGCCTGTTCAAGCATTGAGTTAAGCAGAGGCTCAAGAAGTTCAATCTCGAAGTTAGTAACCTTCTCTTGGAAGATACGGCCAGCAGCCGTCATAAGAGACTGGAACTCTGTAGCAGTCTTCTCACCGGGAGTACGAATACCCATAGCTTCACGAGGAGCACCTGCATACATTTCCATTTTATCTTCAAGCTCCTTAATCTGCTGATCTGCAGCAAGGATTCCAGAAAGGTTCTTAACTACTTCGTCAATATCGCCATTCTCGTCCACATGGATTTCAGCACCCGGACCCCAATCAAAGGCTTCAACTTCACCTTTAATCTTAAGAGGAGGCCATACGGCCAAATCCATAGCATCTGCTTTAAGATTCTCAAGATGGTCAATTCGATATTGCATACCAATCAGGTTATCTAGTGGGCCCATTGCCCAAAGGTTATCTGGACGAAGACGCCAACCTGCATGGAAGATAGGAGCCCTGCCACTAAACGTACTAATCTGTTCGTTACGTGCAGTGAAGCAACGATCAACGACGGTGATCATACGATTAGTCTGAACTTCATTCTCACCATCAATATGCAAATCTCCGTAGAACTCTAGGATTTCAACATAGTTGGACATGTAGTATTCATATAGGTCTCCAAAGCCATCCACGCTGTACTGAGCGGCCTTATTCCAATCATCCCTACTATACTGCCCATAACGGCTCTTAATGTCTAGGCGACGTTCTACTACGTCTTTCCAGAAAGCGTGTTCGGGGTGAGTTTCAGACAAGCGAATAAGTTCACCAATAGTCTTAACACTACGAACAATCTTGGGAGTGTTGTTGAATGAATCAGCCGTAGGATTGAAAACAATATCTTCTGGGCTAATACGTTCAGCTACAGGGCCAATGAAGGTCGGAACATACGCACCATCCTGATCAGTAATGTAGCGTGATTCAAACGAAGACATGGCAAATACATTACCATAATCGATATAGTCAAGAAGAAGTCTACTGGCCTTAGTACGGAAACCCCCCTCACGGGTTTTATTTTCCATGTAGCCAGTAATCACCTTAGCCTTATCACGAGCCGAACTATCCTTTGTATAAGCATTCCACTGCAGCCACTTATCGTTAGGGAAAAGGGCACTGATATAGTTGGAATGTAGGTTATCTCGAATTTGACAAATCTTAGGGGTGGTCGTAGTATTAGACCATGGTAGTGTGCCATTAGAGGTTGAACGAGTATCAGTAGCAAAGATGTATTTCTTAGTTTCATTCCATTGCTCAAGAACAGATGAACGTTGGTTATTCCAACGCTGCCAGAACCAAGCAATAGCCTTCGACTCATCATCACTAGTGAGGCTCTGTGTAATCTCCAGCACCTTAGTTGAATTAGCCATAATTATTCCTTATAAAGCCCCACCAAATCTACTACGAGGCATTTTGTTTGTTAGAAAGTCTTTTATCTTGTGAGCGTTATTGTACGCTGGCTTAACAGCAATAGATACAGCAGATGCTAGAGCATCCTTAACGTCGTCATGAGGAGGACGTGCTAGAATAAGCTCTTCTTCAAGAACCTGCGTCCAACCACCTTCGTGATGCCATACACTCAAGTTCTCATATCGCCATTCCAATGTAGCAGCAATACGCTCTTCCTTGGAGCCTTCAATCTTAGTGGGCCTGTATTCCTCCACAGAGAGTCGTAGACCCTGTTTCTTAGAGAAAGCCTTAATATCCTCTACGAGAATCTTCTGAGCTGCTACAACCTCCGCTGAGAGCTTTTTAAATCCCCATTTGGAATGTAGGTCTACTACATGATTGAAATGGTCAATACTACGTTCAGCCTTAAATCTATCAATATCCAATACGTAGATTTGATCTTCACTATCAATACCAATAACAACGATAGCAGAATAGTCAGCCTTCTTGCTCAATGAGAATGCGAAGTCCATAGCTGCATAAATGTTTAGTCGGTTATTCTGGTAGAACCAATTACCACCTTCCCTCCGTAGGAAACGCGGATTGTAGTATTGAAAGCAGTCCCGACTGATCCGGTTACTCCCAGACTCGTTGGGATTGTTGTAATACTGTGCATAGAATTGTACTCTGTCTTCGTATTCGGCTCGAATACGGGCCAATACTCGTCTGTCGAAGCCAAAAGCTTTTCCATCGTCACGAACAGCCCGAGGCCAAATATAAATGTCATCAGTTTCAACTGCATATTCCTTAATATCCCATACAGGTAATTCGTCAATCTTGACGCCATCATCGTTATACTCTTCAAACATCTGATTAGCCCAAGTGTAATAAATATCAGTTGGATAATACCTAGTTCCACAGGCCATGGTAAATCCACCTGCATTACGGATAGACGTAAACTGACTACTCTTTTTACTAACTTCTTCACGCCCATTTTCTGTGTATGCATTCTCCGGGACTACAAGGTCGTCAGCAATAATGATGTCAGCATGCCAACCAGTGGTATTAGTGGTGAGACCTGCTGTAGCGATTGTAGCATCTCGAACGCCTTGTGTCTTACGTTCTTCATGATCAATAATAATCTTTGTCGAGGACCAAGCTTCACGTAACCCTTTCTGTGGGTGAATGTATTCAGGCCAGAAGCGATTAAATACTCCACTCTCCATAATATTCTGAATAGCATACAACTGCGTCTCAGCAAGAGCAGCGGTAGCGGATAGGTAGAGGATAGTTACTTCTGGATGACGAAGGATTATCCATGACGCCCAAGTAGCTACCATATGACTCTTAAGATGTGCACGAGGAAGCATAATTAGCTTATTATTCGTAGTGGTATCACCACGTCCAAATAATGTATAGTCTTCCATCCAACGATAGATTTCTCTATGGACATCACCATAAACATAACCGGGATTAACTAATTGGGCATAGAACCACAAATCATTCTTGGCACGCTCACGAATTTCCTTAGCCTGTTCTGGCATCATATCAATTCGTGAATATGCCTTCTCAAGCCATTCGGGGCGTTTCCTCATTTCTTATAATCCCTCATCCTCATAATATCTGCACCAAACTCATTATCGAGCTGCTCCTGAATATTACGTTCTCGTTCGATTTCTTCCTTCTTAGGACGACCAGCTCCACGTCTGTCCCAACCCCTCTCAGCAAGCCATTTAGCTGCCTGAGCATTATCTCCTGACATATCTAGCATAGCTTGTACACCAGCACCACGAAGCTTTAGTTCAAGCTCTTCACGCCAGTCATCTACATGCTTACCAATGATGGCGTTCTTACACAAACGTTTCCAATGAGGCCAGTCAATAAGGAAGGTTGTGGCAAAGTCATACTCAAGAGGGTCTTCTGCTGCCAAATACAAACGCTTAAGGGAAGGGTAAACCTTCCCCTTATACGTCTTATCTTCACCATCTAATGTGTAATACGCATATTCCACATTGTAGTTAGGCTCAAGAAACAAGCTTTGAGTAAGAGGTCTGCCCATACTATCACGAAACAAACTCTTATCTATTTTCATATTTCACCTATTGAAGTTCACACAAATTTTGGAACGACGATCAATCCCTGTGTATTGCCAGTTCTATTTTCGAACGTCAGTTTTCCATTGTAGGAACCAATATTAATCTTGCCACTCGCCCCTGTTGATCCTGTCATTACAGAGCCAGCATATGTGTTGAATACGGAACTAGGTGTTCCGATTGGATTGAATGTAGGGGAGCTTGCAGACCGAACCCACCAATGCCCATAATACGGGCTTCCAGCGCTACCGCCGTAAACTTCAAGACCACCAAGAAATAGCCAATGCTTTAGGTCTATTTCGGCAACACCTCCCACAGGGATTGACAGGTTATAACAGTTCGTAGAAGTTCTATCCGGGATTACTTCTGCGGCTATTTTCACATTCTCAATTGTTCCACTATAAGTTATGGGATTTTCCCGCGACGACACATTTACGGTAGACCCAACCATTGCGAATATATCTCCAGAACCACTCCTGATGAACTGGATACCAGAACCTTCGGAACCGGTAATAGATATCTCGTCAAGCAGAACATTGATATCTCCACTTCCAGAGTTTTGAACCATTACCGCTGATCCAGGCCGATTATTTGACAAAACACGACGTATAGATGCAGATGAAATGGAATTGTCATTCTCGGCAAGAAGATGGACAAGTGTTCCGGGGATTGCCCCTGCAAAGCCACCAAAGCTGACGCTATCAATTGAAAGTTGGTTAATACTCCCGCCAGATGCCCTAACCCTGATTGGAGTTGCTGGGTTAATCGTCTTAATATTTTTTATGTCGAGAACCGACATATCAGATTGGGCGGCGACAGAAACAAGAAATGTTGGACCATATGAGCTGGAAAGAGGGACTAGAACACCATCAATCGTAGTGTAATGACCTCCCGTCACTTCAATAAGGCTAGATTCCCCATCCATGTTTGATCCGTATGAGGCACGAATGTTTGAAACGGAATTTCCATTCCCACCTGAGATAACCAGACCCTTCTTAGCCTGTCCCATATTGATGTCGTATGCTTCACAGAGATCGTGTGACAGCTCTACAAATGGGCTTGCTCTGTTACCAAGCATAGACGAGTAACATTCGAACTGTACGCCTGTAAGCTTTGCCCCGACATTAGCCGACTTGAAACCGGAGAAACCATCAGCACCGAACTTGAACACCGTCCTACGTGTTCCGGCACCCACTATCCATGCGCATCGCTGGACAAGCACCTGACTGTTAATGGTGTAATTGCCAATATCGAAGATCAGCCTACTTTCTCGACCATTCCCCATTGCAACCAAAGCTTTGTTGATGAACGGTGCTTGATCCAACGTCTCGACACCAAGCGGGAAAGCCCCGAACAACGATGCGTGTATGTCTCTTGAATTTTCACCTTCTCCTGTAACGCCATCGTTGCCGAGGATATACTCTCCATCACCACGAAAAACCCACTGTGGGTCTGTGTTGATCCTGCCTTGAATGGTTACTGTCGCTCCAGGTTCTACTGTGATATATGCGCCATCATCAAAATAAACAGATGTGCTAATTTCTACGTTAGATGTTATGAGAGTATTCCCTTGAGGAAATAAGACATAACCTAAATCTGCCTCCATCAATAGAATTGCAGATGCACTATCTGATGATGCGGAACCCCCGTAATCATAAACTGATACGTCCATTTATTTCCACCTTCCAATTGCTGTGAGAGATACGGATACATTAGATGTAGAACCAGCACTTGCCGTAAACACAGATACTGCTGTGTACCCTGTCGTAGACACGGAGAAAGGTCCACCCCAACCATTTGTGTTAGAGATCAATGAGCTGCCGTTGGGTGTTGCTGAAAATGAAATTGCAAAAGAACCTGCCGGGAATGTCGTTGCATCACGGAAAACTGAGCCAAATGCCGTTGTAGTGATATTTCCTGTTAATAGTTTAGTGACTGTCTGCGTACCATCTGCCCGCCTGATAAATCTGCCATTTGAGTTTTCGCCCATCACTTCACTAGGTAATGATCGAAGCTCATGCCTTCCACTACCAACAGGAGTAAAATCAAAAACTTCATATAGAGCCGCAGCCTGTCCGGCTTGGTCGCATGCATCTGGGTAAGCTTCATATGTAAAGGTAGCAACACCACTTAAAACACGTTTGTTAATAGTTAGGTCAAGACCAGTACCACTCACTGCATGGGAGAATGTAATCTTATTTCCAAGTGAATTAGCCGTACCACCTGTGTTTGCAATACTACGTTCAAAACGTATTTTAAACGACCATCCAGCACGACGTGTCGTACCAAAACCTGTTATCGTATAATCAGACGAGCCAATTCCTGTGATATTAAAATGTGTTCCACTATCTGGGATTTCAAGAATGCCAGAAGATAGTGTAGAGATATTGATATCTACCCATTCGTCATCAATAGCATCTTCAAAATCTGTCTGATCTGTTTTAAGAGCAAGTTCACTATCTACATAAGTTGTATCAGCCTTAGGGCTAACTGCTGCATTAAGGCCTGTTGACGTAATAGTTGGAAAACCTCCTACCGTACTACCATCATGTACTACAAGGGTATTAGTATCGGTGTCTACCGTAACCTCAGCCTGTGCTCCAGTGAATGTGCTATGTTGTGCGGACGTACCGCGTCTTAGTCTTACTTGTGTTGACATTAGGCTATACTACCCCAATCCTGATCAAAATAAGTTGTTTCATTAATAATAAATCCAAAGTCGTAAGCTTGATTATCATCAAACCCTACAAACCCTGAAACTGCTTGGGATACCAAGTCTTCTGCTTCTGCTACTAGTGTTGATGCTGTATCAGCATAACCGTAGACATTAGCTTCAGAAGTTGCCGCAGCTGCGGCTGAACTTGCAGCATCATCTGCATATCCCTGAGCTTCATCAATAATATCTGCTACTGACTCGTCAAGATATTCCTGAACAGTTTGATCATCAATAATAATACTATCAGCATTGATGCCATTAATATTAAGGATGTTATTACCATTCATATCCAAATCACTAGTCATGTGATTTGGGGAATTACCTGATCGTGACAGAGAATCTTGAAGAGCTAGTTCTATGTTTTCGAAGTTTTCATTAATCTTCGTCAAACTATAACCAGAGCTAATCACATTTCTTACATAATCAATGGCCATTAATTACTCTTTCTGGTTTGTTATTACGCTGTGCGTCTCGAATAAACTGATTTGTTAAACGCAAGGAAAGACTTTAGGCGGACTAATACCGGATTTATAAAATCCCCTACCGAAACCTTGTTTCCCTATTTTCCAAATGTCCGTTGTTGAAACTACGTTTCAATATTGATTTGAAAAATCAACAATTTTCTAAGAAAAATTTTTTGAAAACACGTAATTTCTCCTAGAGATTAAGCTGTTGTGGTGCATTAAGGAGCACACCCCCCACAACCCCCGGTGCCCGGGTTAGTTGTATTGCAACCTATCGGTTGTTTTCGTGTGGGTTGAATGCATTTTATTCAATGAAATCAATGCCTTACGTCAGTTTTATTATTAAACGCTTTGCGTCTCGTATTAACAACACATAACAATATGTATGTGTCTATATGTATATACCTATATCCATACATGTTTGTGACAACGAGTGTGAAATAAATGTTGACATTGATTATATGTTGATGTATGCGCGCATATGTGTTCATTATATTGGCAAGGGGTTGATGTTCATAGTTATGGATAGTGACACACTTATTCATCAATGATATCAACAGCTTATAACTTTTATTCATTCAATGTGCATTTTTCTGTTGCAATCTTTATTTGGTTATGTCATCTTCTAATCATCGAAACGGACAAGGCAATCGCCTCCCCGATTTGGTCTTAGGGCTGAGGCCTTTCGTACTGACAGGCTCGCCCCTTTGGTGAGAAAAATAGTATTAGTCTGGATATACCCTATTGACTAGGGGCGTGCCTTGTGACTATATGCAGGAATACATAGGCAAGCGTTCATTTATGAGCGTAAGCTGTTGGTAATGGATTAGTCAGGCTCACCCGACTTTATGCTAGGCATAGGTCGGCGGATGGAAGAACTATTTACCTTTAGCTTGCGTGTTGTGGATGATAGACAGCTAGAAGTCCGTTAGCTATAATGCCTCATAAGCTGGAGATGACGACCAGCATAAACGGAGACGTGCGCCCTGTGTTCTGGATTGGGGCTTAATCCATCCAGCTAGACTAGACTAGGAGACTAGCAATCTCAATCTAGCGTCACGTGAGAGACGTATTGTGTCCGGGAGACTGAACCTCAAACGGATAGCACAATTATTAGGCGTCAATGCGGTGGAATTCCGATTGCCTAATGGGAACTGACATGGTGACATATAGTCATGTCGGGCCGTAGATGGTTTGATCACTCGCATAGTGAAAGGGTGTGTAGTCGGTGTCCTAGCCGCTATATGTCTATTCATCTATTAGCTGTGATGATATCAAACTTGCTGGCTTAGCTTAGCGATAGCATCAAGGCAATAAATGAAAACTCCTCCATTGCTCATAGATTGTAACGATGCTATCACTTGGCTAAACCAAATAAAGGCTAATACAATGATGAGCGTAAGCGAAGCAATGCAACGTGCCAATCACAATGGATTGATGATTAAGCGTATCAATCCAGCATCAACACAATGGATTGTGACACTTGTCGAATGGACAAGGGAACAATGCCATAAATTCCGTTACATCACGGATGATCTTGAAGATGCAGTAATTGAAGGTGCAAAAATGCGCCGCGATGCTGCAAAATATGTTTGACATATCATTCTAATGACTGTTAAGGCAGTCATTATTGAGGTATGTCCCTCACTAAATAGGAGAATTGAAAATGAAAACTCTCAAGGAAATCAACTCCTCTATCTCTAGCATTGCTAAGAGTGAGGGAACCCTGAAAGCTACGCTTGGCACGCTGAGCCGTGACATGCTGGAATATGTCAAGGAAAGCGGTGACATTGATGCTGTCAACCGCCTTATGAAGGTTCTCACCCCTAAGAACTATGAAGGGGCAAAGAAGTTCTTCAATCATCATCTTGCGTACACTTGGGAAACCAAGGGCGGTCGCTTTGGCAGCAAGAGTAAGAACAAGGACGTTGTTGCTAAGAAGCTTAAGGAACTGAATGCGTTCCTTGCTGATGGTGAAGCAACTATCTGGACTTGGCTTGCTGAACAGGACAATCGTGATCCGGTTGCCAAGCCGAAGGAATACGAAAAGAAGATTGAGGCACTGGTCAAGAAGGCTATCGATGACAAGGAAGAAAACATTCCTGTGTCGGCTGTGATCCGTGCTTGCATCAAGGCCGGTTGCTCACTAGGCGAAATCATGGAAGCTCTCATGCCTGATGAAAAGAAGGATGAGCAGGCTAACGTGAAGAAACTGGCTGCTGCTTAATTCAATCGTGGTGTCAACGTATAGATATGGTTGCCTTAATCACTGTACTTAAGAAAGTTACAGGGCCACAATCAATTCAAAGGGACAAGTTATGGACCTGAATGTTAACAAAGCAGAATGTCTAATCAGAAAGACTGAGCTTGGTTATGATAGGGTTGTTAACATTTGCACCAATACAGAAATGTATATTTCTTGGGGTGTGGGTGATTGGGCTAAGGCCCTTCTAATCCTGTTAATTGTTCTCGGTCTGTCCGGTTTTATCACAATTCTAGTAAAATACGGATAACCAATTCAAAGGTACTGAAATGCGTAATATCTTGCGTAATATTTGGGAATGGGTCTTTGATGGCCTATTTGTCGATGAGTTTGAGCCTTTGAATGAAGGCTCTAACGCCTACTGGAATGGATGGAGCTATGATCGTTGTCCCTATCCTGATCGCACTGTTTCTAGTATTCGTTGGAAACGTGGTTGGATGATTAGCCACAACACGCACATGGAACAGTTCAAGTCGTAATTCACCGAGACATTGCGTCTCAAATATCAACCATGCATCAATGGAGATTAAGCATGGAAAACCTACATCGTATTGCCCTTGTGTCTGCAAACAACAGCAAGGATGTAATTGGCACTGTGGAAGTGTGGGCTAAGGATATGAAGGCCGCCCTAAAACGTATTCGTCAAGACCCTGATATGGAAGGTGTTCGCTGCTTTCCTGCAGAGTCACTACCTGTTCAGGAGATGGTAGCATGAAGCCATCTCTCCCCCTTTTCAAGCTGGTATTCACTCGTGCTGGCAAGACAGTCAATGAGCATATCGTTCGTGACACTGATGGCAAATCTGCCTTCGAATATGGTAAGAAGCTTTGCCGAAAGACCGGATTGCGTGTCCGGGCTGAACCGTTTGCTCGTATTCCCGAATAGCTGTGATTTAGGTTGGGGCTGTGGAATACCAGCCCTTTCCTTAATTACAGGAGGTTGAAATGACAAGCACAGAAGATAAAATCAAAGTGATGCAAGCTTTTGCCGATGGTAAAAAGATTGAGGTGAGGCCGGTAAAGATAGATCGTTGGGAAGATACATGTAAACCTTTGTGGAATTGGTCTATTTTTGACTACAGAATCAAGCCCCTCCTGAAAGATTTCATCAATTGGGATCATGTACATCCTGATTACAAGTGGATGGCAAGGGATGAAGATGGAAGGGTATATTTATATCCCTCTAAACCAGTTATATCAAAAAATGGTTTTGATGGGTGGGAGCCAAGAATTGGTGGTGAAATGAGAGATGCCAGAGCATTCTCCTCCTATCGTCAAGGTGAAGTGGATTGGACAGAGAGCCTCGTAGAGCGTCCTTAGCCCTTATCTGGTACATCCATACCAACCACACACTAAATCACTCTCAGTGGGCTTCTCTGTGGGAATTAGAGTATGTTTAATCTAATAGAAGATACTAAATCCAGTATTTTCTTGTAAAATCTTTTTGGTGGTGTGAAT